GGCATGGGCTGGACCTATGCCAAATTTCTGCTGCTGCATGAACGTACGGCAATTGCGGGCGTGACGGCGTCGCGGCTGGCGCTGCAACGGTTGCGCGCGCTGGTGTCCATACCGGTTGCGGGCGGCGGGGCGCTGATCGAGGATGCGGCGTTCCAGCGCAAACTGACCGGGATTGCGATCAAGCTGAAGGGGCTTGAATTTACCGATCTGCGCGGGTTGAGCGATCTGGAGGCGGGGCGTCCAGCGGGCGCGGAAACCTCCATGCTGAAAATATATGGCAGCGAAGTGCAGCAGGGCTTGCAGGAGCTGGCGCTGGAGGCGGCGGGTTATTATGGCGCGCAGTTCGGGGATGCGGCGTGCGGCTATCTGTTCGGGCGGGCCGCGTCTTTGTATGGCGGGACCAATGAGATTCAGCGCGGCGTGATAGCCAAGGCGGTGCTGGGTTTGTGAGATGTAATTTGATTGAGGTGGACCCCCCGCCCCGGCCCTGCCCCACAAGGGGGGAGGGAGAAGAGAATTTATAGTGCGCCTTTCGGGGCGCTTTTTTTATGGCTGGAGAAAACATGCACGCAGATCAATTGGAAATCAAACTGGCCCAGGCGGATATGCGCGCTGTTGGCGAGGATGGGGTGATCGAGGGCTATGCCAGCGTGTTTGGTAACGCCGATACCGGGGGCGACACTGTTGCGCCGGGGGCATTTAAAAACTCGCTGGCGCTGCGGGCGGCGGATCAGGTGCGCATGCTGTGGCAGCATGATCCCAATGAGCCGATCGGGGTGTGGGAGAAAATTGAGGAAGATGCGCGCGGGCTGCTGGTGCGCGGGCGCATTCTGGGGGATGTGGCGCGCGGGCGGGAGGTGCTGTCGCTGTTGCGCGCGGGCGCCATTGACGGGCTGTCCATTGGTTTTCAAACCGTGCGCACGCGGACGGATGAACGCACCGGCATCCGCACATTGCTGGAAATTGATTTATGGGAAATTTCCGTGGTGACATTTCCAATGAATGACGCAGCGCGTGTAGCCGGCGTGAAAAATATATTCACCCTGCGTGATTTTGAAAATTTCCTGCGGGAGGCAGGAGGCTACAGCCGGAGCGAGGCCAAGCGCATTGCCGCGCATGGTTTTCAATCAAGCCGGGATCGGCGGGACGCCGATCAGGAGTTACGAGACCTTGCCCATGCCATAAGGCAGGCAACCCTTAAAATGCAACCATCCCCCTATGCCCAGCCTTCGCCAGAAGGCTTCGGCCTGGCAAGCAAGGCTTCGGGGGACAAGTGAGGAAAGACATGAACCAGAACACAGATGAAATCACTGTTACACGGGAAGTGAAGGCCGAGTTCGGCCAGTTCAAACGCACGTTTGAGGCGTTCAAGAACAATAATGACCAGAGCATTGCCGAGATCAAAACCAGGCTGGGCGAAGATGTGCTGACCCGCGAACAGGGTGAGCGGCTGAGCCGCGAGCTGGATGAGCATAAGCGGCGCATGGATGAAATGCTGCTGGCCAGTGCACGGCCGGATTTTGCGGCGGATGGCGCGCCGCGCGGCGCGTATGACCGGGAGCATAAGGCCAGCTTTGAGCGTTATATGCGCCGGGGCGATGAGGCGGGACTGCTGGCGCTGGAAGGCAAGGCGCTGTCGGCGGGCGTAAGCGCGGATGGCGGATTTCTGGTGACCCCGGAAACCGAACGTCAGATTGACCGGCTGCTGTCGGTGGCGTCACCCATCCGTTCCATTGCCACAGTGCAGAAGATCAGCGGCAATGTGTATAAAAAGCCGTTTGCCACAACAAGCGCCAGCACCGGCTGGGTGGGGGAAACCGCGGCACGGCCGCAAACCACCACGCCTACGCTGGTGGAGCTGAGTTTTCCGGCAATGGAAATTTATGCGATGCCGTCAGCAACGCAGACCATTCTGGATGACACGGCGGTGGATACCGAAGCCTGGCTGGCGGATGAAGTGCAGATCATTTTTGCCGAGCAGGAAAGTCTGGCCTTTGTCAGCGGCGATGGCGTGAACAAGCCCAAGGGGTTTTTGTCTTACACCAATGTGGCGAATGCGTCCTGGACATGGGGCAATATCGGCTATCTGGCGACGGGCGTTGCGGGGGCCTTTGCCGCCAGCAATCCGAGCGATGTGCTGGTCAATCTGATCTACACGCTGAAACAGGGCTACCGGTCGAACGCCAACTGGGTGCTGAACCGCAATGTGCAGGCCGATATCCGCAAGTTCAAGGATGCCAACGGCATGTATCTGTGGCAGCCATCCGTTGTGGCGGGACAGCCTTCAACCCTGATGGGCTATCCGGTAACGGAATCAGAAGATATGCCAAGCCTGGCCGCCAATAGTTTCAGTATTGCGTTTGGCGATTTCAAACGCGGCTATCTGATCGTGGACAGGCTGGGCATCCGGGTGCTGCGTGATCCGTACACGGCCAAACCTTATGTGCTGTTTTACACCACCAAGCGGGTGGGCGGCGGCGTGCAGAATTTCGAGGCGATCAAGCTGCTGAAATTCGGCGTGTCGTAAAATCAGTTTCCATAGATGACTGCCGGGGGCGGAATGAAAATTCCGCCCTTTTTTTTGAGAATATCCAAGTGAGGAAGCAGCATGGCCTGGGGAACGAAACAAAGTTTTACGGATCAGACGTTGATCAACAACACGGCCGAGAAATATCTGGCGGCGGTGTCGCTTAACCCGCGCGAACTGTGCCATGTGCAATTAAAGCTGGATAATGAACATGCCTCGGCGGTGACGGACAGTTTGCAGGTGTCAGTTTACACGACCCTGGATACGGCCAGTGAGGTCTGGGATGTTTTTCCATTCATGCAATTCACGATCAGGCCCGCCACCATCAATGCGGAATATTTCTCCTTCACCGTGCTTGGCGTGCGCAAATTCCGCATTGGCGGATTGAGCACCGGCGCCACCAACACCTACACGATGGGCGGGGCCTATATGCTGGATGGGGTGAATGCGTGATGCCGGATCCGGCGCGTAAAGGAGAACTGGCATGAATAGTTCAGGATTAAATTTATCGCATTTGTTTTGCGTGATTTGTCTTGTGTGCGCGGCCTGTGGCACAGCCAATCCGGGCCCGGTGTCCGGTTGCGCGGGGACCAATGCGGCGTCCCTGGCCTATGATGCGCATAGCGGACAGGTTGAAGCGGCATTGTGCGGCGGCAAGGAGAATGATTCTGTAAGGCTTTCCGGGAAGACCCCGGGCGGGCTTGAATTCAGTTATGAGGCGCAGGGCGCAACCGCATTTTCCGGACAGCAGATCCAGGCTGAACTGAAACAAGCGCTTACCAAAGAGCGGCAAGAAACCATCCGTGAGCTGATCGGTATTATTAAAACAGGCGTCCCGCGCCTGTCCCCTGTTCCCCGGTAAAGGCCCGCACATCAGATGCAAGAAAAACCGCCACGCTGGAACGTTTCGCCCGCGCTGATTGCGCCCAATGCGCGCAGACTTTGGAATGGGCTGGCTTTCATCGCGCCATTATGGCCGGACGCGGGTAAAGGCGCGCTGCTGGGGCCGCATGCGCAGCCATTGGCTGGCGCAAATCTGGTTGCGGGGTCAACCCTGCAATGGCGCGGCACGCCATACGGGGCGGGCGCTGGTATTTCGGGTGCTTCCAATCTTTTATTTCAGGATAATTTTGCGCCCATAACAACATCAGATGGCGCAGGGACAGGCGATTTTACACTTGTCCAATTGGCAAACCCGCCAGCCGAAGCCGCAGTGACAATTGGTGTTGCGCAAGCTGTAACAGGAGGCAATCCGCGAACCGACTTTTTTTTCAACGCCAGCGGCGCTGCTGCGTCTTCGGGTTCTTTCGAATTCTGGGTTACGGGGACAGGGCTGGCGGTAGCCGGCGCGATTGATGGAAAGTTTCATTTGTTCGCCGCCCGCCGGGGGACTGCCCGGGAGGTCTGGATAGATGGCGCAAGAAGGGCAACCGGTGCGGGTGTGGGCCAGGATATCTGGGATGCAACATCCGGTTTCGCCCTTGGCAGCCGCGCAGAATCAACCGCGAACAGAATCAATATTGCGACAACAATAGTTTTTACCGCCGGATGGAACCGGGCGCTGACAGATGCGGAAATGCGGATGCTGGCGCGCGATCCGTTCTGTATGTTCCGGCCGCGGGCGGAATGGCGCGGCGTGTGGACGCCGGCCGGCGGGAACGTCACGCTTAATCCAAGCGATGTTCTGGACGGCATTTCGCTGGCGCAGCCGGTACTTTTGCAGGCGCATAGTCTGAACGTTCAGGATGCGCTGCTGGCCACAGGTTTTGAAACCCCGGCCCTGAATGGGTCTGCGGCGCTAAACCCGTCCCGGATTTTTCTGGCTGCAAGCCTTGAGGGCGCGGCGCTTGTGCAGACGCATCAGTTTTCACCGCTTGAAATGAATTTTGCATTTCCATTTGACGCCGCAATGCCAGGGTCACAATCGCAAAATGCACCTGGGTTCAGAACCGGCGCCATCGCCGCGCAGCCGCGCACCGGCAGCATAACCGGCAATCAAAGGATTGCCCCGATAGGCGCGGGCAACAGAAGCAATATCATCAAGGAGTAGAGAATGGCCAAGACAGTCGATGACGTTGTGCTGGATGCGGCACTGAATCATATCAAGACAACGGCGGATAAATTGGTGGTGTGCATTGGCGCGCCCGTAAGTTACGCCGAGGCCAACACCAATTCGCCCAGCGGCAAGCGCTGCGGGCAGCGCGCAATTACATCGGCGAATTTTACCGGCCCGGTCAATGGCGATGTGTCCGGGCGCAAGCTGACGGTCAATCAGCAGACCGGCATTACGGTGGATGTCACCGGCACAGCCGATCATGTGGCGCTGGTGGATGATACCGCGAGCGTTCTGCTGGCGGTGACAAGCCTGAGCGCGTCACAGGCGGTGACAGCGGGAAACAGCATGACGGTGAATGCGTTTGATCTTGAAATCGCCGATCCAACATAAGGAGTGCGGATATGCAGGTCTATGTCAAGGATCCCGGCGCCATACTGGATTACACCATCAATTGGGGCGGCGGTTATCTGCAAAACGGGGAAACGCTGAGCAGCAGCATCTGGACGATTTTTCCGGCCGATATGACGCAAAGTTCGGCCAGTTATACCGCCAGCACAGCCAGCATTACCGTATCAGGCGGAACGGCAGGTCAGATTTACCAGCTTACAAACCGCATCACGACATCGCAGGGGCGCACCGACGAGCGTTCCATCACCGTCAGAGTGGAGCAGAGATAATGATCCGTGAACGGTTGAGTTTGCTGAGCGCGCCGGGAGTTGAACCGGTCAGCGAAGCAGAGGCGCTGGCGCATGCGCGCATCGGCAGCGATGAGGAGCTGTCCCTGCTGCACGGGCATTTGCGCAGCGCCAGGCATATGGTGGAAAACTGGACCGGGCGGTCCCTGATCAGTCAGGGCTGGCGCTGGATGCTGGATGGCTGGACCGGCGCTGTGTCACAGGACTGGTGGGATGGGGTGCGTGCAGGCCCAATTTCAGCGGGCAAGGCGCGATATATCGAACTGCCTAAGGCGCCGCTGATTTCGGTAACGGCGGTGACGCTGTTTAACGATGCCGATCAGGGGCTAAGCTGGCCAGCCGCCAATTATTTTGTGGATAGCGCGAGTGCGCCGGGCCGGCTGGTATTGCGCAATGCCGCCAGCGCGCCTTCGCCGCAACGCGCCGCCAGCGGATTACAGATTGATTTCACCTGCGGCTATGGCCCGGCGCCAGGCGATGTGCCCGCACCGCTGCGCCAGGCGGTGCTGATGCTGATGGCGCATTATTTTGAAAACCGGGAAGTTCTGCAAAGCAGCCCGGCATCGCCAATATTGCCAATGGGGGTGCAAGCCCTGCTGGCGCCCTACAGAATTATGAGGTTGTGAGATGATTGGCGGTTTGCGGCAGCGCGTGACCCTGCAACGGCGCAGTGACGTGGCGGACACTGGCGGGGGCAGCACGCTGATCTGGAGCGATGTCGCGCAGCTATGGGCAAAGGTGACACCGCTTCAGGGTGGTGAGAATGTTCAGGCCATGCGGCTGCAACCTGTACAGGAATATCGGGTTGAACTGCGCCATCGCGCAGATGTCACCCCGGCGGAGCGGTTTTTATTTGGGGCGCGCGTGCTGAATATCCGCAGCGTCATAAATGTGAATGAACGCGGCGCCTGGCTTGAGTGCCGCTGCGAAGAGGGTGTGGCCGGGTAAGCGCTTCGATCACTTTCAAAAA